GGTACTACATTAACAGCTACTACAATAACGGTACCTACATGGGTAACAGGAGTAATTTATATTACGTATATTGTTTACGGAACTGCGGCGGCTTGTACGGCGCCGACAATGACTCCTTCGGCGGGAGCAAGTGTGTATAACTTTGCGATAGCCGCGGGTGTTCCGTATAGTAACAATCTAGTGGGACCAGGAGGGGCTTCGTTATCCCTCAATCAAACGAATGCGGCATTCAACGTTGTCGGTGGAGGCGTAATAACATTCAGTGGAGGAGGGTTGCCTACAGCAGCGACTCAGGGTCAATTGTTGATTACAACATTGCCATCGTCGTTGCGCGCCAGTTTGACATAGGGCGCGGGCTCAGGAAACACGATGATTAATATCGTATGTAGAGCCTAAATACGTCAGTCGGGATAATAAAAGATTCAGACTAGAGTATTTATTTTTGGACATCCAAAATGTAATACACTGAGTTTACTATAGTGTTCAGCGTTAGCTGAAAAAAGACGCGGAGTTCCGCGGATCTTATGGACGAAGCGATGTTCCCGCAAGGCAGACGACCAGCCTGCCACTAAAAGTGGCGGGCCGGCTGCCTTGCGTGAACGCAGTGAAGTCCATGCTGATATAATGTAACTATTATGTTACATATTTTCGAATGAGTTTAATAATTCATCGATATCATTATCAGTAACTTTTTGATAAGTTGCAGTCCGCTCTACTTCATTATTCGAAGGTAGTTCGATATGAAGTGGGGTAGTGGACGTTGTTGTTACAGTAGATGACTTTTTATCAGGAATGGTTATTAGTTCCTTTATGTCATCTCTAGTAATCATAGAGGATCCGAAACCTTTAGATTTCGTTATTCTTCTAAGAAATGCATCTCTTAGATCTATGGATTCGTTTCTATACCAAGATTCAGGACTGCTGTTGCTACATATAATAACTGTAGTCCATTTTGCCTTGGTGGTTGAGCCTTTTACATTTAATGTAAGTCGATATCCATCAAGAAGGTTATTCATAAGAGTGATGGGAATATCACCGGTGAATTCATCTATAAGGAGAGTATTTTCTCCTGCATATCCATCCCACCATTGGCCAGTTGGGCACCATAGTGACCACAGCTCAGTATCTATGACACGGGCGGCTCTAGACTTGCCAATACCTGTTTTGCCCCATATAACAAATACAGATATATTGCGCCATAGAGGTGCTGGTTCAATGCACGATTCTCTAAGTACCGAAATACCTTTTGAGTATTTAATAAGCATTTCGGGCATTATTTGAGCAATATCATAGTTGGAGGCTCCATTTTTGATTTCATTGCATAGTGAACTTATATCAGATCTGTATCCTTGTTCATAAGGAGCTAAATCTTTGTTTGTGTCATCAGATCTCCAAGGACCAGCGTCAACAAGTTCGTCATCTATTTTGGTCTTGTTATCGCGTGATTCTTCTTTAGAGCAGTATGCAATATTTTGCTCTTGAGTTCCAATTCTTGGACTCCAATGAGCATTAATTATGCCTTTTACAACATTCAATGATAAAGGAATGTCGAATTCCATATAGCCTTGAAGGTGTAGTCTTCCTGTGGAAGGACAGACTTCCCTTTGAGCTATCCAGAATGTAACATGATCATTGATGATTTCAGGCATACCGAGTAAATTATTCTTTAGATCGTAATGATCAAAGTAGTATGTGAAACAAGCATTTCTGTGTTTTGATCTACTTTTCCATTCGATCTTTTTTTTACTTGTAGTGCGTAACATAAGTGTAAGCTATATGTACAGTGCGAATCATTTTAGTAAAAAAATAAATATGGTGACTTAAAAGAAGACATAGTCTGAATGCTCGGGTACCCGAGTTGTGAGAAAAGGCGCGCGTATGCGCGCCGTGGCTCGGCCATAGCCGAGCATTATTACCTATCACAACTTCTGTACCTCAATTTCAGAAAGTTTGCGCCGCCTTGTCGAATTTTTTGAGACTGCCCGTGACTTAATGTCGGCGGGAGGGTGGCGAGGATAATTAATTATGCGCAAGAATTTTGCGCGTCATTATATCCTGGTTCGATGCGAAAGCGAGCAGCAGCGAAGCGACCGGCGCGAAGGCCGGCAGCGAAACCCCGTGCACCTCGTCCAAAGGCGACTCGAGTTTCTACTCGACAGCCTGCGACGCGTGTGTCAGGAGCGACTACCAATGCAATTGGTAGGAGTTTGGGAGCCGCATTAGGTTCGGTCTTGGGTGGCCCTGCGGGCGGATCCATTGGGTCCATGCTAGGCAGTGGCGCACAAGATTTGTTTCGAAAGATTACAGGATTCGGCGACTATAAGATCCAAAGCAATAGTCTTGTGGCTGGTCCACCAAGCATAGCTGCGGATTCTTTACCGAAATTCGTCTCAACTGGTCGAGCGATGCGTATGACACATCGAGAGTTCATACAGGACATAGTGTCAAGTTCGGTAGCGGGAGCGTTTGCTGTAGTAAAGTTTACTTTACAGCCGGCATTAGCTTTCCCGTGGCTGAGTAATGTTGCAGCCAATTTCCAAGAATATTGCATTCATGGAATGATCTTGGAGTTTAAGTCAACGAGTTCGGATTCTCTGAATAGTACCAATACTGCATTGGGTACGGTCGTGATGGCGACACAGTATAATGTATTGGCGCCTGACTTTACGAATAAGCAGCAGATGGAGCAGACAGAGTTTTGTACTACTGGAAAGCCATCTCAAAGCATTATTCATCCTATAGAGTGTGCGCGTGGCGAGAGTCCTATATCTTGCCTCTTTACAAGAAGTGCACCTCCACCCACATCAAGTTCAGATTTGCGTCTGTATGATTTCGCCAACACATACATTGCGACAGTAGGAGTTCAGGGTACAAGTGTTAATTTGGGCGAATTGTGGATATCTTATGATATTAGTCTGTTAAAACCCCAGTTGGGCTCAGCAGCTGATGTGGCCGATAGTTATACACTGGGCACAGGAATAACAACAGCAGCGTACTTTGGAACAACTCCGGTTAAATCGGCTTCTAGCGATTTGGGTACTACATTAACAGCTACTACAATAACGGTACCTACATGGGTAACAGGAGTAA